GGCGGATTATATCTCATAACAGCAATTAGGCATAAGATAAATTATAAAAAACACATGATGACACTCGAGCTAATTAAAGACTCAGTGCAAACTTCTTTGGAAACTATATAATGAGTAATGGAATTTTTCATCCGATGATACCATTTATTGGTATGGTAGAAGATAGAGCAGACCCGATGATGATGGGAAGGTGCCGAGTCAGAATTGTGGGCTATCATACCGAAGATAAGACTATATTGCCGACCGATGAACTTCCATGGGCTCTACCAATTCAACCAATAACTTCGGCTGCCATATCTGGAATTGGTAGTGCTCCAGTTGGTCCAGTAGAAGGGACCTGGGTAGTTGGTTGGTTTCTCGACGGTCCCGATATGCAACAACCGGTATTCTTTGGAACCATTGGTGGTATATCATCTGCAGCAAACACGTTTAGTCCGACGCCAGAAAAAGCGCCAGTGAATAACCCTAACGACGGAGTCGTTAAAGACTCGAATGGAGATCCTGTGTTAGATTCAAATGGAAATGAAGTAAGATTTGCAACACCTAGTGTCGATGGGTGGAGTCTCGGTCAGACGTCAGAAAAATATGAGTCAGGCGGCCGTGGCCCTGGTGTAATTAATGCATACGCAAATTCTGGTGATTACGGTGGAGCATCATACGGATCTTACCAATTTGCTTCGTTTTTGCCAACAAAAATGCCTTCAGGCAAATCGCGACCAAGCGCAACAAATTCTCCGTGCGTTCAATATACTAAAGCATCACGATTTAGTTCTATGTTTGTTGGTTTAACTCCGGCGACTCCAGAATTTGACGCTAAGTGGAAAGCCGTAGCCGCATCGAACACTAAAGAATTTAAAGATGATCAGCACGATTATATCAAGAAAAACTACTATGATGTTATGATGGCAAGTCTTGCCCGCAGCGGATTAGATTTATCTAAATTTGGTCCTGGAGTACAAGACTTAGTATGGTCGACAGCAGTTCAGTTTGGTCCTGGCAAAACGTCAATATTCACTATTCCTTTGCGCAATAAATCTGAATTAACGGATTCTGATATTATTACACTCGTGTCCGAATATAAAATAAATAACGTAGACTCAATGTTTGCTTCTAGCGAACCGGGTATTAGAGACGGTGTACGGGCGAGATTTAAAAAAGAGAAGAATGATCTACTTAGACTTGTGAAAGTATAATGACAATTGCTGATATACTAAAAAATGGATCTAGTTCATTAGGCGCAGATGCCCAGAAAATCCTTGCGCGAAATGCAGACAAAATCGCTGCTAAAGTGCAGGCTACAGTACAGACGGATGTCGACGGCAGAGTCTCATCCGACTTAAAGAACATTAATCTTAGTAAAGTTGGAACTGCAGACCCATTCAATATTACTACATCTAATATTACTCAGACACAACTAAATGATAATCTAGAACTCGGTACTGTTGAGGCACTATTACCAAAGGCAAATGCTGCTCTGACCAAAGAGGTGCATGAGACGCTTATCAATGAACTTCCGGCAAGTCAAGCGGCTAATATTACGACCGAAAGAATTCAATCGGTTTTTGGTGACAATGCGCAAACAACATTATCAAAGACTATATCAGAATCTTTGCAATCTACTACCCAACGTCTGTTTAGTTTTACCGGGTTACCGAAATCAGTATTCAACTTTGCCGGACTGTTTTCACAAGGTGCATCACTCGATCAAATTGATGCAAAGTATATAGATTCTATTGCTAATAAAGCTTTAACGAAATCTGCAAACTTCGACACATTTAATGACGATAATACGGCTAAGATAACAAAAACAAGTCGAGGATTCATTGATCCTAATGCACAATATCCAACGCCCGAATATAGTAATAAGTCTGATACAAATAAATTAGCACAAGGCGATAGCGTTGGCACCGTAGTACAAGACAAGAATAAAGACAGAATGACGGGTGCTAAATTGCCGAATGGGGATTCTTGGCAACAACCCGAATCCCCATTCAAAGGTAAATATCCGTTTAATAAAGTGCATCAAACAGAGTCAGGTCACATCGTAGAATTTGATGATACTCCTGGGTCAGAACGAATACATGTGTATCACAAGAGTGGCACATTCATGGAGATTGATCCAAATGGCAGTATTGTAACCCGCTGTCAAGGATCAGATTATAAGATTGTTGACAAGAATGGTTATATCTCTATTAGAGGTAAGGCTAATGTTTCTATCGATGGAACGTGTAATATAAGTGTCGGTGGTGATTGTAATCTAGAAGTAGTCGGTTCAGCATATATTAATTCGACCAATGATATAGAAGTTAATGCTTCGGGTAGATTAAAACTTACTGCAGGTGAAGCAATTGACATGAGATCTCCAATGATATATGTCGAAGCAGATGAAGAATTCCATCTGTCCGCGGACGTCAAGGCAAATATTCAGGCTACCGCGATGAATATTAAATCTGATACCTCATTGAATATTGAATCGACTGAAGCTACCAATATTCTTGTTGGCGATGTCATGAACACACAAGTAACTGGTGCAATCAATATTAAATCAGATGGATCATATATCTTAGAATCAGCTGGTGAAGGTTCGATGAAATTTGGCGGAAACTTTGCCATGGATTATAGTGTTGGTAGATTTGCAGAGGGTGCATCAACAAGTGCAATAGAAGCTGATCCAGCTGAAGACTCTATATATTCTGAAGGTGGATTACCTGGAGAACGAGTAACGTCAATTGAACAAGAAATTCAAGACCCACAGTCATTGACAGTAATTGATCAATATACTATTCTATCGGAAACACAAACTGATGATGCTATTGCTCACCAAGATAAATTAATTCGGGCTGGCTTGGCGACTCCGGAACAACTGAAACAATCTCCTATAGTTATGGACTCTGATTCAGGGACTGGCGGTGGAGCCCGTGGAAATATAGTAATGCCTAAGGACGAGATCAAATCTGTCACGTCATTACCAGAAAATTTCCAATTATCACCACACTTTAATCTGGGAATGTTATCTACTCGTGCGGCTGTATCTAATTATAGAGTAGCTGCACAGAAAGGTCTAACCTACGGTGAAATCGTCTATAACCTACAAGTTATGGCGTTAAACGTATTAGAACCAATTTACAATGCCTATCCAACCATGATAGTAACTAGTGCGTTTAGAACAGAGACAAACCAAAACACGTTATCACAGCACGGTAAAGGCCAGGCGGTTGACATTCAATTTAGAGGAATGTCAAAGAAAGATTATTATGATATTGCTGTCAAATTAAAAGAATTTCTAAACTACGATCAGATGTTATTAGAATACTGTAATTACGCAAATAATCCGTGGATTCATATCTCATTAGATGTCAACAAACAGAGAAATCAGATTATGACCTTTTGGAATCATAAGAAACACTCAGACGGACTACAGAACTTAGCATGACGTTAATTGTAGATCCGCTTGAGCTGCCAAGTAATTACGAATATGAAACGTTTAGTGATAGTATCACAGTAACTGCGGAGCTTGCTACTGGAGGAGATGGTGGAACTTCGACTCCAGTTTCAATAGCCACATGCACAGTAACTCCAGACTATAATGAAGAAGGAATCACGATATCAATCTCAACATTGCCGTCTCCTACGGTCATTATAACTATATCTGGAATGTATACTGGGATATTCACCGATAAATACGTCGATTATAAATATAAGATAAACGATCCGGTGACTCGCGTTGCTCGAATTGATGATGTCCCATCAAAAATTTATGCATTAACTCATTATAGTCCCGACATGCGTAGAACGATCACAGTAAGTTTTGATATAAATACGGATCAAGGTGGAGCAGTTGTAACAAAGGTTATACGTAACAGCTGGTCAAACGGTGCAGCGATCATTGCCGATCTAAATTCTAGAGGAGATGTCTGATGCCTGGTTTTGTTAGAATCGGGGATATGTCTGCCGGACACGATGATTATCCACCATCACCATTAGTTTATACACCGGTAACTAGAACTTATTTCAATGGCAAATTGCTCGGAGTAAACGGTGGTCAATATGCATCACATACTGACAGTGATGGAAATACCCATCCGCAATCTTCACGAATCATCAATGCCGCATCAAACACTACATATTTTGAAGGTCAACCTGTAGCAGTAATTGGCGATGCTATCACAGATGGAGATTGTTTGTGTCACAATGCTACAGAAGACTCATTTGGACTATAGATAAATAATACATGGACCACAATTAATAGAAAAGTTCGACAGTTTTCAGACTTAGATCTGAATTTTCTTCCCCATCCTTCGACTGGGGATATTGTTCGTTCATTCGACGAAGACTCTATTAATAAGAATCTGAGATATTTGATTTTGACTAAGAACTATGAAAGACCATTTCACCCAGAGAAGGGTTGTCAGGTCAATAATCTGCTGTTTGAGAACGCGGATTTCATGACTAGTCAAATGATCAAACGTACTATAGAAAATGCTATTCAAAACTTTGAACCTCGCGTTTCTTTAATATCAGTAGACGTTGTTGATAATATGAGTGAAAACGAGATTCGCATCACTATTACATATCGAATTATAAATACATTACAGCCAGTGACATTTAATACAACTCTCAAGAGAACACGATGAGCGATATCCGCATCACAGAGCTCGATTTTGATCAGATTAAAAATAATCTAAAGACATTTTTACAATCGAAACCTGAATTCAACAGTTATAACTTCGAAGCATCGGGCTTATCAGTCTTATTAGATGTGCTCGCATATAATACTCACTATGACGCATTTATGGCAAATATGCTACATAATGAGGCGTTTTTGGATTCAGCTAAGAAAAGATCTTCGGTCGTATCTAAGGCCAAGGATTTATCATATGTGCCGCGTTCAGTTACGTCTGCTTCCGCTTACGTTGACATTATAGTCAATTCTCCAGTCGGGAGTCCTAACTATCTAACCATGGATCGTTATACACAATTCAATACATCAATTAACGGTTCAAATTATACATTCGTAAATACTGATTCGGTTACTATACAACCAGTTTCTGGTGTTTATAGATTTTCTAATGTGAGAATCAGAGAAGGCAAACCATATTCATTTTCTTATACTGTTGGTGACAATTCATCCAACATAAAGTATGAAATTCCTAATGATAATATTGATACCAGTACTCTGAGAATCACCGTACAGAATTCTTCCTCTGATTCAACAGTAACAGTATTTAATCCAGTAGACGACATTACGAAGGTTGGATCTACTTCTAACGTATATTATATCCAAGAAAATCATAATGGAAAATATGAAATAAACTTTGGTGATGGTATTCTTGGAAAGAAATTAAGTGTCGGCAATATTATCAGAATTGAATATTTAATCTGTAATGCCACTGCCGCGAACGTTTCTGCGACATTAAATCAAACATTTACTCTGTTGGCTGGTACAATTGACGGTAACACGAATGTTACTATATCAGTTCTACAGAATAGCACTGGTGGGGCAGATAGAGAATCTATAGAAGAAATCAAATTCAATGCTCCGCGAAGCTTTATCGCTCAATCTCGTGCTGTGAGTGCTGACGATTATCTAGAATCTATCCAAGCTAATGTAGGTAATGTTGAATCTGTTGCAGTATGGGGTGGTGAAGACAATGATCCTCCTATATACGGTAAAGTGTTTATCTCTCTGAAGCCGTATTTAGGATATGTTATATCTAATTCTACCAAGGATTCTATTAAGCGAAACGTGCTCAGAACGCGTAATGTGGTGTCTGTTATTCCAGAATTTGTTGATCCAGAATACACTTGGGTCAATCTTTCCATAGACGTTAAGTATAAGTCTAATGAAACAACGAAATCTGCAAATCAAATCGGTGATCTTGTTAGGAACACGGTTCAGACTTATTTTAGTACTGAATTACAAAAATTCAACAAGAACTTTACTATGTCTAAGCTCGGGACATTAATTGACGCTGCCGATCCAAGCATTAATGGCAACATTATTGTTATCAAAGCACAGAAGAGAATCCAGCCAACACTGAATTCATCACAGACTTTTATTCTTAATTTCGGTGTTAAGATTCACCCTAGAGAATTAAGTTCTACCAGATTCTATACGATGGTTAATAATGAATTGCTTCCTGCGCGTATTGCTGATAGACAGGATGGAGTGACAGATTATACTGGATTCGGCGTGTTGTATATGTTCAACCCTGATACTGGCGCGGTTATTCATGATGATATTGGATCAGTTGACTATATAAATGGATTAGTAACGATAACGAGTATTAATGTCGCTGGATACTTTCCAGATCAGCAAGATATTCGTATTACTACTGAAGTTCAAGAATCATCACGCGACATCACAGCTCTTAGAAATAATATCCTCATCTTAGATGACAGCACATTAAATAAATTAGTCAATAGAGACGCGGGTATTACTATTAATTCTATCGCAGAAATCGTATAATGTCTATTCAATCAGAAAAAATTGCGAGCTTAATCAAGGATCAGTTACCTGAATTTATCAGAGCTGATTACCAGACATTCGTCGCGTTTTTAGAAGCATATTATGAATTCCTAGAACAAGATAGAAATGCTCGCGATTCGATTAGAAATGCCCAAAAGTATCAAGACATTGATAACACTATTGACATATTCATTGATCAATTTAAGAAAGAATTAGCCAAAGATATTCCGGAAATTCTATATAATACTGAATCACTAAATGTTGATAAGGTGACATTATATAAGAACATTAAAGATTTTTATCAGTCCAAAGGTTCGGAAAAATCCTATAATCTTTTGTTGAGAATATTATTCAACGAGAACGTTAGTTTCTTTTATCCATCGACTGTTCTTCTTAGACCTTCAGATGGTAAATGGACAAATGATAAAACTATACGGGTTAGTAAGGTACAGGGAGATCCGTTTGAATTTTCTTCGACTCTGATTACAGGTCAGACTTCCGGCGCAACTGCCATTGTGGAGAACGTATTATTTTTCCAAGATGGACCAAACGAAGTATACGAATTATTCTTAAATACCAACAGTCTAAAGGATGCATTTATTCCTGGTGAAAACATACAAGTTACCACTGGCACACAGACTTTAATTGCTAATATATATCAAGCCTTCACTGGTGTAGAGTTTACTGATCACGGCACTGGATATAGTGTTGACGATATAATTGGAGTTTCTGGTGGATCTGGGGTAAATGCATCTGCGAAGGTGTCGTACGTCGGATCACTTGGCGAAATTAAAAAAGTTACAATCACCAATTTTGGGTCAGCATATGACACTCCGCCGGTTTTAGACTTTAGCGGGATTGGCGATGGTAATGCGGTTGGAACTGCAATCGGTGGAGCCTTATGTGAGTACGCAGGTTATTATGTCGGTGTAGACGGACAGCCGTCAGAGAATATAAAAATACAAGATTCAAAGTATTATCAGGCGTTCTCATACGTAATTAGGATTGGACAATCAATTAATGTCTGGCGTGATATAGTAAAGAAAATATTACATCCAGCTGGAATGGCATTATTTGGAGAAGTCGCGGTATTGTCGTCAGCATCTGCCAAGGTATTCGGCGGTCAGACTGTCATTGATAATTACGTAGTGTATAGAAGAACTATATTGTTGCTCTGTTCTGTTAGGATGAGCGCATCATTCTTCGAACCTACTATATTCGTATATAATACGGCAGATGTCGGAATCACGGCAGATTTGCAACCTATATATATTGTTCCAAATGCGTTTTTAGCCAGTTTAATGTCATCTCAGGATTTGGATCAAATAGCCAAGGTTACATTATTTGTTAATCTGCAGAACCAACAGATGAAGGTTGCTCTTGGAACTGCATTATCAAATGTTGGATTCTCGATATTATCGGTTCCAACGAACGTACTTGGTCCTAGTTATGCTTCTATTGAGAAGTTTAAATTTAGATTTCCACCATATACCGCGAAAACTCAACCATTTTGGGGACCTACTGGAGCATGGAGTCAAACCTATACTGGACCAAACGCTGGATATTGGGATAGTTTTGCTAATACACAATTAGAAGCTTTTTCAAAAATTAACATTGGAGACATGATTTATACTCCAACAACAAGACGGACAAATATATGTCCTGAACCATACGTTATCATTTCAAACTAATATAAATATATAGAATTCTAGACCAATCCCAAAGCGATGGTCAAAAATCTTAGGAGAATAAATTGACCGCAATCGTAACAAGTAAATTCCGAATTCACAATTCGCAACAGTTCATCGAAGGGTTTTTTCAGAAGCCTCCGCAACGAATATGTATCTATTCATTGGTCGCCCGCAGTCTTGGACAACCGACACATCACCTCCAACTCCTTCTGACGGCGTCGAAGCCGAATATAGCATTTGGGATGATATGATCGCACTCAAGCGTATCCAATCATCTGATGTAAAGAATGCCATCATTCGACGTGATTGGACTTCTGGTGTAATTTATGACGAATATAGTCACGAATATTCAGTTAGTAATCTATCGAATTCGGGCGCATCTCAATTATACGATGCTACATTCTTTGTCGTAACCGATGATTATAACATCTACAAATGCGTGTTCAATAACGGCAATGTCGCGTCCACAGTAAAACCTACAGGCACTTCCACTTCGATTATCACGACTGCTGATGGATACAAGTGGAAATTTATGTACACCATTAGTCCGGGCGACGCGCTTAAATTTGTGACGACCGACTTCCTACCAGTTGCTACCAATGCTACAGTTGCGGCTGCTGCAGTAGATGGTGCTATCCATGTAGTGAAAGTGACTAATGGCGGATCCGGTTATACATCGGCCACAGCTGTCATTACTGGAAGCGGTTCTGGTGCTACTGCGACCGTCGTTGTATCTGGCGGACAAGTCACCGCAGTCAATATCACAGATCCAGGCGCTGATTATCGTCATGCCACTGTTACTATTACTGGTGATGGTGTAGACGCAACTGCCACTGCAATGATTGAACCACAAGGCGGTCATGGCGCCGACGCCGTAGAAGAACTCGGCGGTTTTTATGCAATGATGAATACTCGTCTGGAATATGACGATGGTACCGGTGACTTTCCAGTAACAAACGATTATCGTCGTATTGGTATCGTTCGCGACCCATATGATTTTGGAACAACTACTGTTGCGACTGCGTCAACACTGCGTACAAATAAGACAGTGACTCTCAGCGTAGGTGCTACAGGAACATTTTCGGTGGATGAGACAATTACTGGTGGAACTTCCGGTGCAATTGGTCGAGTCGTAGATTGGGATGCAACAAATCGCATTGTAAGATATTATCAATCAACGTCAGAGAACTTCATTGCCTTCCAAGTTGGAGAGACAGTTACTGGTGGAACTTCTGGTGCTACGGGAACATCTTCGGCACTAGGTAATCCTGAGGTTCAACCAGATACTGGTGATATTATCTATGTCGAACAGCGCAGACCAATTACAAGAGCATCAGATCAGGTTGAATCTATCTCTCTCGTTATTGAGTTCTAATACATGGGGTCCAGGACCCCATTATAAATAATAGAAATTACGATTGCACAAGGTTTCTGATGACTATAAATTTTTCGACATCTCCATATTTCGATGACTATGATGAAGCCAAAAAGTTTCTTCGTATTCTTTATCGTCCGGGAGTTGCAGTACAAGCTCGCGAACTCACACAAATGCAGACCATCTTACAGAACCAGATTACCCGTTTCGGTAATCACATGTTCAAAGATGGAGCAATGGTTATTCCTGGTCAAGTATCATATGATACTGCTGTCGGTTATGTTAGACTTCAGAATTTAAACTCTGGTTCTTTATCTATTGCAGATTTTCTGGATGAGTTCGATGGTACAACTATCACTGGGCAAACAAGCGGCGTTAGAGCACTAGTTGTCAAAACTATATTGTCAGAAAGTGGCGATCCTCATACATTGATGGTCAAGTATCTCGACTCTGGTACTAGCACAAGTGAAAAGACTTTTGTCGACGGCGAAGAAATCACATCAAATGCAACTACACCTCGTTCAGCAACACTAAATGCTCTGTCTGCAACTGGCACTGGAACTATCGCCAGCGTTGAGCCAGGAATCTATTATATCTACGGATTCTTTGTTGTAGTTGACAAGCAAACTATTGTTCTAAACAAGTATGATACTACTCCTTCATATCGAGTGGGCCTTCAAGCCATAGAGACTCTCGTAACTCCTGAAGATGATCTATCATTAACAGATAATGCTCAGGGCACATTTAACTATGCGGCTCCCGGTGCACATCGTTATAAGATTGAATTAACGTTAGATAAACTTGCTATCGATAGTGTATTGGATCAATCGTTTATCGAATTGCTTCGCGTAAAAGATGGTCAGATCCAATACAATGTGCGCACTACAGAATATTCGGTATTAGAAAAGACATTTGCTCGTAGAACATACGACGAATCCGGCGATTATACTGTTCGACCATTCAATATCCAAGTCCGTGAACATAGAAACAATAACCGTAACCAATGGTTATCTAATGTGTCATACTTGGTTGGCGATATTGTAACATACGGTTCTAATATCTATACGGCAAAAACTGCTGGCACATCTGGTTCAACGGCACCGGTACACACTTCCGGCGATGTGTCTGACGGTACAGTGACGTGGTCATACACATTAAACCCAGTTTATAACAGAGGAGTTTACACCCCAGCAGAGGGTGGAGACGAGACAAAACTTGCTGTCGGTCTAGAACCGGGTAAGGCATATGTTCAGGGATACGAGATTGAAAAAATCTCCACAAATTTCATTGACGTACCAAAAGCAAGAGAATACTTGCGAGTCAATGATACAAATATCACTGCAACGGTTGGTAACTACGCATTAATCAAGAATCTGACTTCTATTCCTGAAAACGTCACCCAGTTTCCAACAGTAGATCTTTATGACCAACTGACTGACGTTGGTGGAACTCCGGCTGGAACAAAGATTGGAACTGCGAGAATTCGCGGCATTGAGAAAGACGGTAATATAACTGGCGATTATAAGATATTCCTATTTGATATTATATTAGACGCAGGAAAGACGTTCGAAAGACATGTCAAACAATTCTATTATAATAACGGTACAATTTTTGATTTTACTGCAGACATTGATCCAGTGCAAACACAATTGACTGGGTCTATTACTGCTGCAGGTACTTCTGTAGTCGGCACAGGAACTAAGTTCACTACTGAATTAGTTGTTGGTGATTACATTACTGCTGGTGGAACTACACATAGAGTTGCAACTATCACTGATGATGTGACATTAACTCTATCGACATCGTTGACCGTAACCGGTTCGGTCTTCTATAGACTAAGTACAATAGTTTTTGAACAAAATAATGCGTCTTTGATATTTCCGATGTCTCAGTATGCGATTCGTTCCATTCGTAGTTCAGATGATATTACTGTTGGCACTACGTATTCTATAACGAGAAACATTGGTACTCAGACCACAGACGGCGTCGGTCAGTTCTCAATCAACTTGACTACGTCTGGAGAAACATTCGCTTCAACGGCGGATCCAGACAACTATTTGGTAGTCAAGAACACAGACGGCACAATCGTTAATCCAACAGTAAGTCTAAACTTATCGCAAACTGTGGCCACATTTACTGGTTTGAGTGCGGCGACATCATATACCGTACTCGCAGCAATTAACAAATCAGCTAATTCTGCCAAAGAGAAGACAAAGAACTTAGTATCAAATTCTACTGTTGATTTTACTACAGCTGCTACTGCGACAGCATCATCACTATCATTATCTAAAGCCGACATATATAGAATAGTTAAGATTGAAATGGCTACAGGATTTGGCGCATTCAATTCGACAGGTGCCGTAGACATCACCAATAGATATACATTGGATGACGGTCAGAAGACAACATATTATGGAATCGGTAGAGTAATACTGAATGCGGGAAATCAATTACCAACAGGTACAGTTAGAGTAACATTTGATTACTTTACACATGGTGCAGGTGATTACTTCTCAGTAGACTCTTATAGTGGTTCAATTCAATATGCTAATATTAAAAACTTTAGTCGTGATTCATTAGACTTTAGACCTAGAATAGATGATACTGGTTCAAACTTTAGTGGAACAGGTTCATCAGTTACTAGTATGCCTAAGCGCGGCATTGATATTCGTGCCGATTACTCATATTATTTAGCACGTAAAGATAAAATCGCCCTTGATATTAATGGTAACTTCTTCGACGTTCAAGGCGTATCATCATTAAAGCCTGAAGAACCAACAGATCCAAAACTTGGAATGGTTCTCTACAAGATCACGCTAGCACCATACACGTTTACTACGGACTCAAACAGCGTTTATGTAGAGACTCTTGATAATAAACGATACACTATGCGTGATATCGGAAAATTGGACAAACGTCTAGAGAATGTAGAATATTACACGGCACTATCATTGTTAGAACAAGAGACAAAGACATTAACGATTCCTGATGATGTAGGTCTTGATCGCTTTAAGAATGGATTTATTGTTGACAACTTCGAAGGTCATGGTGTTGGTGATTCGACATCGGTCGACTATAAATGTTCAGTTGATATGGAGAATAAAGAGCTTCGTCCATTCTTCTCCATGTCGAACGTAAATCTACTTGAAGAGAATACACTCACTTCACAACGCTTGGCAGATGGTTACCAATTAACCGGTGATCTAATTACATTGCCATATTCTAGTCAAGTATTCATTGATCAGCCATATGCGTCAAGGACAGAGAATGTAAACCCATTCGCGATCTTTACCTTCATTGGTACGATTGGAATGAATCCTCCTACCGATGAATGGTTTGAGGTCAATCGTCGACCAGACATCGTCATCAACCGAGAAGGCAATTTCAATACTATCCAAACACTCGCTGAAAAGGCTGGAGTGCTGGGTACTATTTGGAATGGTTGGCAAACCCAGTGGACTGGTGCATCTACGACATCTATCACTAGAACTGTTCGTGGTCCATGGGCTGCTGGAACATTCTGGAGTCCGACAGATAGTTTCTCGGCCGCAGATTTAGCACTAATCGGTGGACAGGTTGGTGCCAGTATTGTAACAACTGAAACAACGGCAACACAGATTGGAGTTGCCAGATCTGGAGTTCGCACCACGGTTGTTGCGAAAGTCGATACACAAACTCTTGAAGATCGCGTATTATCAACGGCAGTGATTCCGTACATCAGATCAAGAAATGTGTTATTCCTATCACGTGGTCTAAAGCCGACAACGACATTTCATGCGTTCTTCGATGATACTGCAATTAGTTCATACATTACTCCAGCAACAAAAATATCATTCAGTACAATTGTAGGATTTGATTCAGCGTTTGACTTTGAAACTAACGTCGGCGGATTAGCATCAGAATCTGCACGTCAGATCGGCAGTAATGTTGATTCATCTCTAAATAAAGGTGATATCATTACTGGTCAGACGTCTGGAGCAACAGCGGTCGTAGCCCTACAAGAGAATACTGTAGCCGGAACCAAAGCATTATATGTAGTGAATATCAAAGGTACTTTCCAAAACGGAGAAGTTATTGTTGGTTCATTAACAGGTGCTCGTGGAACAATAGATGCAGAAGTTGTAGTTAAGACTCCGGGTTCTTCATTAGTCTCTACAGCAAACGGCGATTTAGTTGGATTGTTTAACATCCCGAATACAGAGTCTATTAGATTTAGAACTGGTGTACGTGAATTTAAACTAACGGATTCCATCACGAATGGTATTGACTTCACTTCACAGGGTCGTCAACAGTATCGCGCACAAGGATTAATTGAAACGAAGCAAGCTACTATTCTTGCAACTCGAAATGCCGAAATTGTTCAAGAAGTCGTAAATGAAACTGCTACTATTACACAGACTTCAGAACGAGTTGTCGGAGACACCGGTTGGTATGATCCACTTGCACAGACATTTTTAAGTGCAACAGAAAGGTGGTACATTCATCACAAAGATCGATATCTACTTCGCCACTAAAGATCTTACTGGTATTCCGGTTCAGCTTCAGATTCGTGAAGTCGTCAACGGTTATCCTGGTAAACGTGTACTTCCGTTCTCAAGAACGTTGATCAC